AGGTGTCTTTGATAGTAAACTATGTGACACATTGGTGGACACATACGAAAGACTTTGGAAAGAACAGTCAGATCTTCTAAAAAAATTAAGTCTATGTTATTCACCTTCTGGTGTAAAGACTTGTGGTGCATGTGATTGTCAAAGACTTGACATCATGCAACATAAAGAATTCAAGGAACCATTTCAGTTAGTAATAAAAAGTATACAATCTACACTAACACAGTATAAGATAGATGTAGACATGCATCGTACACAGTGGCCTGAAAAATATGCATTTGAAAATCTAAGAATCAAAAGATACTTATGCGATAGTAATCAACAGCATGACTTTCATTCTGATGTAACTAATAAAGATTCTGCAAAAAGATTCTTTTCTATTATATGTTATTTGAATGATGATTTTGATGGTGGTCATACTTTGTTTCCAATGTTTGATCAAAAATTCAAACCATCAAAAGGAAGTATATTATTGTTCCCATGTACTTGGAGTTATCTTCATAAAGGTAGTGAGTGTACAAATGGGTATGCAAAGTATATACTAGGTACGTTCCTAAACTATGTGACTGGTCATGAGACTGTTAGGTCTGGTGACAAAATATTGGGTAAACCACAATGAAATCTAATCCATGTACAGTTGAAGCAATACAAGACATGTGGACTAAAGATTCAGTTATGAATCAAGATGAACTTGATAATGAATCCTTACGTATACCACAACTACATGCCAAATATTACGACCTATATAATACGATACTGCTCATGCGAAAGCGTGACGAACAGCAGCACTCAACTATTCTATTAGATCGTAGAAAGTATTACACTGGTAAAGCAACTGCAGACATGTATGCAGAAGAACCTTTTCCATATAAAATCAGAGACAAGGATGACTTGAAGTTGTACCTTGACTCAGATGAAAAATTGAGTAAGACTAAACTCAAGTTAGAATACTACGATGCTATGCTCAAGTATCTTGAAGAGATACTAAGACAAGTTTCTAATAGAACCTATCAGATAAAGAATGCTATTGAATGGCGTAGGTTCTCCTCAGGCTATGGCTGATCTTGTTATAAAAAAGAAGAATGAAGTATATCTTCAGATAGAATGCGATCCTCATATAAGGCATGAGTTACAAGATGAATTTACTTTTGATGTACCTGGTGCAAAGTTTATGCCACAGTACAGAAGCAAGTACTGGGATGGTAAGATAAGATTATTCAATTTACAAAAGAATGAAATATATGTTGGGTTACTTGATAAGGTAACTTCTTTCTGTAAGAGGTATGATTATAAGTTTGAATTTTTAGACACTAAGTATTTTGGATTACCATACGAAGAGAACGATAAGGTATCTAAAGAAGGTGTTAAGGATTATGTAACAGCAATATCTAAGTATAAACCTAGAGGGTATCAGATAGAAGGTGTCTACGATGCCTTGAAGCGTAATAGAAGACTTATAATATCACCAACTGGTAGTGGTAAGTCTTTGATGATATATGCTGTTACTCGATATCATCATGAACAAGGTAGAAATATACTAATAGTTGTTCCTACTACCTCTCTAGTAGAGCAAATGTATAAGGACTTTATAGATTATGGTTGGGACGTAGAAAAAATTGCTCATAGAATATATGGTGGTAGGGATATGCTAAGTGATTGTCCTGTTATTATATCAACTTGGCAATCAATATACAAGCAAGATAGGAAATGGTTTCGTAAGTTTAGTGTAGTAATAGGTGACGAAGCACATCAGTTTAAGTCCAAATCATTAGTCAGTATCATGACTAAACTAGATGATGCTAAGTATAGATATGGATTTACTGGTACGTTAGACGGCACTCAAACACATAAGTGGGTATTAGAAGGACTATTCGGACCTTCGTATAAAATTATCAATACAAAAGATCTTCAAGATGCAGGATACCTTGCCAAATTAAGTATAAAAATACTATTACTAAAACATGATCCTAAAGAGTTTAGTATGTATGAAGATGAAGTTCAATATATTATAACACATGATAAGAGAAATAAATTTATTAAAAAACTAGCATTGGATCTAAAAGGTAACACTCTAATACTATACAGTAGGGTGGAAACCCACGGTCAGGTGCTATATGATCTAATAAATACAAATGAACGTAAAGTTTTTTTCATTCACGGTGGCGTGGATGTTGAAGAACGTGAACAAGTACGTACAATTACAGAGAGAGAAAACAATGCGATCATCGTTGCGTCTTATGGTACTTTCAGTACTGGCATTAACATTAAGCGGCTGCATAACATCATCTTTGCTAGTCCCAGTAAATCCAGAATTAGAAACCTCCAGTCCATCGGTAGAGTCCTAAGAAAGGGTGAAGGAAAATCTCTGGCAACTTTGTATGACATAGCTGATGACACTAAGAAAGGTTCAAAACAGAACTATACTTTGAATCATCTTATTGAACGCATCAAATACTACAACGAGGAAAAGTTTAATTATGACATCATCCAAATCAGAATCTGAATATGATGAATTTCTTGCGTCTATAAAGTTAGTAAGTGGTGAAGAAATTCTATCAAAAGTTGTAATAGATTCAGAAGATAGTCAAAAAATAATGATTGATAATCCTGTGATATGTGAGGAGGTTCGCTCCCCTGGAGCGAATATCCCTATGGGATATAAATTTGAACCTTGGATGAAGTTGACTGATGAAGAATGCTTTATACTTAATCTTGATAAAGTTATTACTCTATCAGAAATAAAAGATGAGATGGTTCTTGATACGTATCATCAAATAGTAAGAAATGGTTTCAAGAGAACTCATCCAGATTTGAATCGTGAAATGGGGTATATAAACTCTGTAGAAAAGTCTAGGAATATTATTGAAAAATTATTTAAGGATGACGATGCTTCTAAAGAACCTAAGAAAGATTAATAAAGGTTCGTCTGAACAGCGACACTGTTAGTGTACATGTAATTGTATATGTTGTCAAGCTGTGCTATAATAATCATATACAAGTTCGTACATAATGGCACGTAAAAGATCTGAACACTATGTAAATAACAAGGAGTTTCTTGCTGCCATTGTTGCTTACAAACAATCTATTGTAGACGCTGAAGGTCTTGGTCAACCCAAACCTAGGATAACAAACTACTTAGGGGAGTGCTTCCTAAAGATTGCTACACACCTCTCATATAAACCAAACTTCGTGAACTATATGTTCAAGGATGATATGATATGTGATGGTATAGAGAACTGTGTACAGTACATAAACAACTTCAACCCTGAGAAATCAAAGAATCCTTTTGCATATTTTACTCAGATTATACACTATGCTTTCTTACGTAGGATACAGAAAGAGAAGAAGCAGTTGGAGATAAGACAAAAGATTATAGAAAGATCTGGGTTTGACGAAGTTTTCGTCGCAGACGAAGCAGGTAAATCATCAGAGTACAATTCAATTAAAGATGCAATACAGTATAGATTCAACAACAGATGAAAGTTGCAATCATAACAGATCAACACTTTGGATTCAAGAAGGGATCAAAGTTGTATCTGGATTATTTTCAAAAGTTTTATGATGAAGTCTTTTTTCCAAAGATTGAAAAGTTGGGCATCACAACTGTACTCGACCTTGGTGACACTTTTGACAATCGTAAGGGCGTTGATCTCTATTCTTTGGACTGGGCGAAGACATCTTATTTTGATAGGTTGGCAGATCTCAACATTGATCTTATCAGCATCGTGGGAAACCATACCGCCTACTATAAGAATACGAATGAGATCAATACCAACGATTTATTACTACGAGAGTATAATAATATTACCTTATTTTCTGAGACTACGGAATTAGAAGTAGGTGGACAACCTATTCTATTCATACCTTGGATAAATCAGGAGAACTCTAAAAGAACCTATGAGATGATTAAGAATAGCAAATGTAAAGTTGCTATGGGTCATCTAGAACTCAATGGTTTCGTTGCCACTCATGGTCATACTATGGAGCATGGTGCAGACTTTGATTGTTACAATAAATTCAAACAAGTATTCTCTGGACACTATCATACTAGATCTAATAACGGAAAAATATATTACCTAGGAAATCCTTATGAGATGTTCTGGAATGATGTGAATGACAAGAGAGGATTTCATATTTGGGATACTGAGACGTTGAAACTCAAGACTATAAACAATCCTAACGCACTGTATAAAATTATCAACTACGATGATACTCCTAGACAACTGACTAAGTTTGGTGAGTATACTAATAAAATAGTAAAGGTTGTTGTTAGACAGAAGACTGATGAGAAAGAGTATGATAGATTCATGGATAGTTTATTCAAAGCAAATCCACATGATGTAAAAATTGTAGAAAGAACCGACCATTTAGTTTTTGATGGTGAAATATATAATCAAACAGAAGATACTATGACACTGCTCGCTGCTAGTGTTGATGACCTAGAAACTGATTTAAATAAGAATAGAATCAAAGGTCTAATGAAAGAAATCTACCATTCTGCATGTGAAGTATTATGATGCACATCATCACAATAAGGGGAATGAGAGATGATGGTGCTTATGCTGTACTCAATGAGTATGGTGAGAAGGTAGTATTTTTATTTGAGCAGAAAGATGATGCCGAAAGATATAAAGTACAACTAGAAGCACAGGGTGATCCACCTATGGAAGTGGTTGAAGTGAGAGATAGAGTAGCAATTGGGGCTTGCGAAAGGACAGGAACCAAGTATACTATTATAAGAACAGATGACATCGTGATTCCCCCTCGACCAAAAGATGATCAATTTTCATAAAATAAAATATAAAAACTTTTTATCATCTGGTAATTATTTTACAGAAATACAACTTGATAGAGATAATGATACTCTTATAGTTGGTCAGAATGGTGCAGGTAAAAGCACCGTACTAGATGCATTGACATTTTCTTTATTTGGTAAACCTTTTAGAAAAATAAACAAGGGTCAACTAGTAAACTCTGTCAATGAAAAAGATTGTAAGGTAGAGATAGAGTTTGATATAAACAAAACAAAGTACAAAGTAATACGTGGTATAAAACCAAATCTATT